AAGAGTTACTATTTTTTCAGAAACACTTAAGTTGCTTGGAGGTGAAGCTGGTGCATTTAATAAAGATATTGTTCTCGTAGGTAAAACAGTGCCATCTTCAATAAACGCATACTTTCCTTCTACATAAGATAAAGCTGTAATTACATAATTAATATCGTCTTGCTCTTCAACTTGAATGACTCTAAATAGTTGTGTTTGTAAGTCTGTACTAGATATTAAATAAGGTGCATTGACATTTGGTGCGGAACTAAATGCAGATTGGGTTGTTCCATCAGACTTGGTAACACTATTAACAGTGAAAACAGCACCAACAACATTAGAAACTGAACCTGTCTCAACTGTCCCATCAGGTAAAATCACAGCGATAGTAACAGAATTATTTAAGTTTGACAGTGTAGTATCTCCAATAGCATCAATAGTTATAGTTGTTGTAGTGGCAGCTACTACACGACCACCTCTTCTAGCTCCTGCCCTTACTGGATCATTTATTTCTATAACAGAACCAGGTCTGACAACAATCCCTGCATCTATTGAAGTTGTAAAAGTGCAAGTTTCAGATTCATTCTGTTCAGCAAAGAGTATTGCACGACCTAATCTTGCAGCTTGATTACGGGAAGTACAAGCAAATGCTTTTACCTGTTTTACTATTGTTCCAAGTTTTGATATTGCAGTTGCATCTTCTACTACTTCAAAATCAACTTCTTTTGAATCCATGTTGAAGTAACTGACAGAAACAACAGAATGACGTTGCTTTAAACTACTTCCCTGATAAGTAAATCCTGCCTCTCCTACATTAGCTAAATTAAATAAATAGCTTGATGTAGTTGGTTTATCTTGAGATATGGTTACAGAACCAGCAGACCATATTGGCATACATCTCATAACACCTGCTAAATCATTTATTGCTGCAAATGCTTCTTTTGGACTTTGAATATTTACGTTACAACTGAATCTAGCTTCTTTTGCTCCTGATCCTGTTCCGTCATCTACTTCTTCATTTGCAAACTTACTTGCTGCTACGAAACTAAATAAATCTAAATTACTATCAGTAACATGATCTCCCAGACCATACCTCGTATTTGTGAGAAGGTCCAGTAACACCATACTTGGGCAGTTGGTATAAACAGCAGCACCCATGACTCCATTAAATATATAACCAGTTGGATACTGTATTCTGCCAGTTTGAACATCAACAGTAGGAGTACCAGAACTAGAAGCTCCTGCTCCGGGTATTCTTACTTTTACTCCTCTAATACGATATTTTCTTGTAGGAATACGATTGAACTGTTTACTATCTAACCGAAGAGCAACATAAGCACTGTTTGCATAAGTTGAACTGTTATCAATTACTTCTTGAAGGCTGGTAAATTCAAAAGCATTTACTCTTGCTGAATCTGTACTGTCCGCTGTAACACGAACAACTCTTACATCTACAGTTGTAAATCCACTTGTTAGTTCTATTCTGTGATCTCTAGCGTAAGCATCTGCTGTTCTTCCACTAACAGAGGTGCTTATCTTGTCTACGAATCCACCTGAATCATGTTGAACTTGTATTTTATATTCGACAGTATCTCCTCGAATATCTCCATCATCTTCAGCTACTTGTATTTGAGGCCAAGTTAAAGTAACAATTACTGCGTCTACATCTGTATTAGTAACTTGTCTAGTTACTGGAGCAGAAGTAGTTACAGTAACTCCAACAGCAGTAGGTGATCTGCTTTCCGCAGGGATACCACTCATCGCAGTTTGGTTTGACGTTCCAAACTTAGATTTAAAAGTTACATCCTGAAAATTAAAGTCAGTATCAGCAGGACTAGCACTTGTAGCCGTTGAATTTAGTATCGGAGTATCGTCAAGAAAAACATCTTTTAAACTAGCATTATCATAAGCAGTTGTACCTTTTGTAAGTTCTTCTTTTGAAGCACTAGCAAAACCTTCTATCTCTCCTTCTGATATTAAATCTTGAACAGTGGCAAAACTTCTACTATGTAAAGTATCAGGAGCACGATAAGGAGGTGGGGGTGGTTTTGGTGGGCCTCCTGCACCTCTAATAAGTTTAGTTTCGTCTGTCATGCTTCCACCTGATTAGTGTCAATCGCTGCACTTATTACAACACTTCCTGTAATTATTTCACCATAAACTATTGGAACAGGAGTACCTGCCCTTGATGTATTTTGCACTCCACTAAAGTTAAATGATAATTGTGGATCTTCTTCTGAATTAAATTTTTGTGGTTCGGGAACAGGAAATAACATATCACTTACACCAGATAAAACTAATGCTGCACCAATTCCTATAGCTGCTTTTGTTAAAGGTAAAGCTGCTGCAAAAGATCCAGGCATTACTATTGGACCAAAAAATGAACCAACAGATAAAGGTGTAAATAAAAAAGCTCCCCCTATTAATGCTGCTCCTAATAACACTTTCCCCATACCACTACCTGCTCCAGTTATGGCTGGAATAAAATGAATATCTTGTTTACCTATAGGGTAAGAAATTTCACTTTCATCAATATCATAGTTACCAACTTTAACTTGATAATATCTTGGACTCATATAAGACTCCGCACCAGAAAAATTATGTATTAAAAAACTTACTGCCTGACTTATATTATCAACTTTTACTTCAAACTCTTTGTGCCCAATAAATTCTGCTAATTGTCCATATAATTTTATTTTACGAAGCATAGCGATACCTCTTTCCTGTACATTTTAACAGCCATTCAGAGTAAGGCTCTCTACAAGATAGTCTATCGGTTAAATGATGAATAACATCACCTTCAAAAAATAATGCTACATGATTTAAAGTTGGGTGCAAAATACTCATCAATAAAACATCTCCATCTTGTAATTTTTCTTCAGGTCTAAGTTCTCTAAAATTAGTTCTCCAGGCACAATCTTCAAACAAAGGTTTATTATTAAATTCTTCCAATGTTGTAGGTCTATCCCAATCTCTAAGTTCAATATTCTTTTCTTCCTTATACCAATCTCTTACTAAACTCCAACAATCTGTAATACCCCAAACCCACTGACGGCCTAGTAAAGGTGGTTTGTACCCACAGGGTTCTAAATATGCCCATTGTTCTGTTTTTGGATTAACAATATACCAAGGTAGATTACTGTCTTCACAACTAATTTTATCTGCCTGACTAGGATTAGGAGGTGTTATTGGGTGACTATGAACAACACCTACTATTTCGCCAGTATTATCAGCCTTTACATAATCTTCTGGATCAATAATAAAACATTGATGTTCTGTCATCGACAAATTACGACAAGGAAAATATCTTTCCTTACCTTTTATATTTAATAACAAACCACAAGATTCTTTCGGATCTTCTCGTTGAGCATGAAGTAGTGCTTTATATTTCCAACTCATTGAACAAACGTACCGATAGAAGGAAAGATAGATCTAGTGCATTGTCTTTTAGGTATTCTAACTCCTGCTAAATCTGTAGGAGCAGCAAGTTCAAACTCCACTGTTTCTCTAGTTTCTGCTGATTTACGATCTATTGAATATACTTCTTGAGGAAATTCTGCTGTATTATCTGCCGTAGCATTAGTTCCATCTGCAAAATTAACAGCATCAATAAATTTAGCTAATGTTCTAATTCGTGTAACTGTAGCTCCCGTTAAATCATTACCTGTTGTTGTTTCATTTACTGTTAATAATATTGATGACATTAGTCCTGTTGCATTACTAATTACTATTCTTGGTCGAGGTAACTGTCCTTTTTGAAAAGCAAAACCTGATGCTTGTATTGGAAATCTAAGGTATTCATTGCCAGCCCATACTATTTTTCCATTTGCATTCAAATTACTACCACCATGAAACCTATAAATTGTATTTGCACCATGCAATGCTGTTGATAATTGAAGAGTAAACAACTCAATAATCGCTGACGGGTTAATAGATTGTAAATTACTAAATACTGCTGAATTTACTGACATTATGCTGGTTCAAATACTTCTCGAAAAGTTGCTTGAATTGTTGCTCTATTGTTATATGGTATTGATTTACTCCATGACTCACAAACAAATTCAGAGGATGAACTTTCCCCCGGAGGAGTAAAAGTAAAGCTATCACTATCATTTGCTCTGGCATCTAAAAATGTTTCTATCTCATCAGATTCTGTTTCTGAAACATTAAAAGTAAGTTGAAAGATTTTTGGATTCTGATGTTGTGCTAATCCAAAAAGAATACGATGCTCATAACCGTCAGCAAAACGAACAGTGCGAGTTAATGGTCTAGATCTTTTTTGTTGGCCGTATGTAGGTTTTATTGAAGGAAATGTAGCCATTATGCAAGTAATCCTCCTGGTCTTTTTTGCTGTATTAATTCAGATTGTACCGCAACTGATATAAGCCGACCAAGCTCTCTACCCTGTTCTTCATCTCCTTCAACAGAAGAACCAGAAGCATCTACATTTACTACAACATTTGTGGAACTCCCCATATCTGAATTAGGCACTATCCTTCCACCTGTATTTGGAACAAACATTTCAGGCCCACGTTCTCCAACCATATAACTTTTACCAGTACTAACAGGACCACCATTAGCTCTAAAGAAACCGCCAATACCAGGAAGTCCGCCAAGAAAAGCATTTACACCAAACTGAATAAGTGATCTCTGAATCTGAGTAAATACACTGCGAGCAACATCACCAAGAGTTTTTGTACCATTTATCGCTCCTTCGATGGCATCAACTAAACCAGTTTCTATTGTCGAAGCAATACTTTGATATAATTTTGATAATTTTTCAAGTTCTAAGTTTTGTCTTAGTGTATCCTCATATAATTTCCTTCTTGTTTGAGCTTCTTTAGTGCTTAAATCTATACCTTTCAAACGAGCAGCTAAATCAAACTCATTCATTTTCTGCCTAATTGTAGCTTCAGTACGACCAAATCTAATAGAGTCCTGTAAAAATAAATTTTTATCATCAACTGCTTTAGTTATTTGATCGAACTGTAATTCTTGAAGTTTTAATAATTCATTCTGTTCATTAATTAACTGTTTTGCGATAATTTGATTCTGTATTGATCTTCGTTCTGCCTCATTTATTCGACCTCCAGTTTCCAACTTTTTAAATAAAGCATCTAATTCTTCATCTTCTCCTCGCCTTTTTCTTGCATCAGATAATAATCCTCCTCTTCTTAATCCAGTTATTGAAGCTGGATCTTCTTCTCCAGCTCCAGCAATAATTCTTGCTGCCGTAGCTGCTATTCTTGTTAAAAATCTACTAAAAATACCTTCTAATTGTTTCGTACCTTCTCCAAAATTTTTCAATGCTTGAACACCATCCTGACCGACTACTTGTTCCATCTCACTTACAGCAGCATTAAAAGCAGCTTGTTTACCTTGTGTCTGTTCAAGTAATTTTAGATACTCACCAGTAGGTGTATTAGCAAAACCTATTGATTGATTGATTTTATCAATATTTAAAGTAAAAGGATCTAATGCTCTTCCTAAATCGTTTAAACCTTTTATAGCTTCAGTAAGTTGCTGAAGAACAGCAGTAGCAACAAGACCTCCTGCAAAACCACCCATTTGACCACCCATTCGTGTTCCTATAAAACCACCTGCAAAACCAGCAGCACCACCAAGTGGCCCTTGACCAAATAACAGAGGAAATGCACCACTGATTAATCCACTCTTTAAGGCTGCACCCCTTCCCTTTGGATCAGCTTTTCTTCTCTTTTGATTTATACCTAATTTTTTATTTTGTTCATCTATAGCTTTATTTTGTCTAATTATTGCTTGGGTTAACATATCAAAATCTTTGCCACCTACTTTTACCTGACTTCGTAAATTTTTAAAAGCTTGAAGTGCAGCCTCTTGTTGTTGTTGTGTTTGTCCAACAACTTTACCTGTTTTATTTACTTGTTGTGCATATCTTTTTATTTGACCAGTTGCCTCTGCAATTTGATCTCCTACTTTTCCTCTTATTGCTTTACTTAAATCTAAACTTCTTATATTACTTACACTTGATTCTAATTCTTTTACTTTTGCTTTTGCTTTGTCAAGTTGTGACAATCCAATAGTTCTAAATTTTATATTTACACCATATTCTCCTGCCATGAGATTCGACTAAAAACAAAACTTTATTTTAGTGTACCTCTTTTATGGTTTTCTCGCTCGTGATTTGTTTTTAGCATCTTCATAAGCTTTATTTTCGTATTCTTTTTTCAATTCATAGTAAGCTACCCAATGTATAAGTTCTTCTTGATTTAATTTATTTGTTAATTCTTTTATAGTCATTCCTAACTCAGAAGCCAAAAAGAATATAAAAAACCAATCGGGTTTAGCTTTTTAAATCTGCTTTCGCTTCCTCCAATTTGTATTCAGTACCAGAATTTAACATTGCTAGTTGTATATCTTGTAAAACTCCTGCATTTATTTCTCTTCTTAAAGATGCTTTATGACCATCTTGAAATAATCTTTTACCATTTTTATCTAATGCTTTTGTAATCATAAGATTTAATGCAAATTCATCATTTGTAGAACTTATACCATCAGTTGATTTAGCAACAATTGCTTCTCTTTCAGCAATAGTTAATGGATTCCAATATATTTCTAAAATTGTTTCATCTCCATCTTTAAGTTCATACATATATCTTTGGCTTACACCAAATTTATTTTTGAGAAGTTCAATAGCTTCCATATAAAATTAATTAAATATTATATTAGTATACTAGGCATTTGCCGAGAATTGGCAAGATATTACCCCAACAAAATGACTTCTATCTTCAATATCCAATGGAGTAGGACCATTTACATCTAAAACTCTAGGTTTACAACTGAATGTATCTGTATATCCAGAAGCATTAACAGAAGTTAGACCATCAATTACTGCTTCAGATATTTCAGATAAAACTGATGTACCTTTTGATTTAGGAACATATACATTACATTGAATCACACCAGCATAATAATCTGAACTTGCCCCTTGGTTTTGTAAAGTTGATTGTGTAAAATCTACACTCATTAAAATATATTTTTTAGTTTTTCCTGGTGTTGTGTAATGTACATTGTCATACACCATTTCAATTGTTGGATCTACATCTGATACTGCATCAGTTACAGCTTTTTCAAAAGCTGCTCTGGTATTTACTAAGGTCATTTAGAAAACTCCGTATATTTAATGCCACCTTGAGAAGAACCAAATCCTCCAGTGGTACTACCACCAACAAATAATTTACCTTTATCTGTCATAGTTTCACTTATCATTTTACCTAAAGATCCTTGTATAAATAATTGAACTTTACCTCCTTCAAGAGCATATACTGCATATTCAACTCTATTACCAATATAAACAGGTCTTTTATAGTTAAAAACTCTTTTTACAGGATATCTAGGTTGTATAACAGGATTGCGAGGAGCATTGCCACCAGTTCCAGCTAAAAATGCTGTCATTGCTTGTTGTTTTATACCAGCCCAAGGTTGAAATCTTTCAATTTTATCTCTTGCTCTTACAGGACTTCCTTGTGCCATCCAACTAGATGCAAAAAAACCTGTATAAACAGGACTTCTTTTTTTTGTTGATAATTGAGTATGCACTTTTCTTATAAGAAGATTAAAATCTTTTGTTATCTGTTTATCTAAATCTGAATTTCTTTTATAAAATTCTTTAAAAGTTTTTATAGTCATCAGAATCTTACCAATAAAATAAATAAATAAGTCTGACCACCTTTCTTTGTATCTATATCCACTATCTGTACAACCCTATCAGATCCAGCAAAATTTAAAGTAATCTCATCTTCTAAAGATGGTTGGTTATCTCCTATCAAATCTGGAGTGATATATAACTTAGCTTCTCTCATTTCCTGTGCACCTTCCTCTTCTGAACGAATAAAAGATATCGGTACTTTTATATCCGAATAAGTTGTATCAACAGTAATATCTTCTCCTGTTTCCACGTTATAACTTGATACTCCTTTTTTTGTATAAGTAATTGTGTGATCTAAGGAATCACCTAAAGTTGCAACAACACTTTTTGCAACACTTCTAAATAAACTATCTAATTGCCCTGCCATTATCCTCTAACCACCCTCATCTGAAAAGTACCAGCTCCACCAAGCATATACGCTCCAAGATAACTTTGTAACCAAGGATAAACATCCATAATATTATTAATAGCTCCAGTTCCCTGACTATCGGTATTATATTTAACTTGTAAATCTCCTAACTTTACTTCAGAAAAATTACCATCTTTACCTGTTGTACCAGTAATTGCATCAGTATCATTTGCCAAAGCTCTAGCTAATTCATATTGTGCATACTTAATATTGTTTGGAATAGTAGAACAACTTAGTTCAACTCTATCAACTTGATAATTTGTTCTAGGAAATTTTAATGCCTGATCTTCATCACATCTATCTCCTTGAAAAACAAAAGTATCAATCCATCTTGTAGCAGCTATCAATGATCTGTTTTTCTGGTCATCTGTTTTATTAGTCCAGGTTGAAGAATCTGGAACTGTTTCAAAATAACTATTAGCTTCTGTCAACGTGACATAGCTATTAGCAGTTTCACTTTTTATAGTTGCATTTATGGTAGCTGCCACGATTGATAAAGTAATTTAGTTTTATTGTAGCGTAAAGAAAAAACCCCACCAATAATTGATGAGGTTTTTAATGGCATGACCACTGCCAATTCAATCTTAAAATAAATTAAGACTTTAGGGCATTAGATAATGGTGTGTTAACAAAGATTTCGACCATAGGAATCTGATCGATATCATAAGTTACACCCCAGTTAGAACCAGTTCTGAGTGCTGAGTTAGCAGGGTTATCAGCAGCGTTTGTCCACTTAGTACCCATAACATGATAAGCACTATGGTAGTCAACAGACATGACATCTTGCTTAGATAAGATGTTTCTTTCTGCTTCAATACCTAACTCAGATTGATTACCTTCAAGAATTGTTCCTGACTTCATTAAGTAGCAACGGAACTCTTGACGATTACCAGTAGTTGTTGGATC